TGGCGGCAGCGAAACCCGCCCGCGCAACATTGCGCTGCTTGCCTGTATCAAGATTTAAAACAGCCTGAAAGGATAAATCATGAACGAAAACCAATACCCGCCCACCAAACCCGTCTGCCAGTTGGATGCCGACAACCTCTACCTGCATCAAACCGTGGCCGACCTCGACCCGTTGGCCGCGGACGGCAGCTACCTGCTACCAGCCGGCTGCATCGACACACAGCCGCCCGAAACCCGCGCAGGCTACGCCGCCAAATGGCTACCTGAAAAAGGCGAATGGCAATACCTGCCCGACCATCGCGGCAAGACGGCCTACCGCACCGCAGACGGCGCGGAGGTGCAGGTTGAACAGGTGGGCGAATTACCAGGCGGGCTGACCTTTACCCCACGAGAGAACGAATATCAAACGTGGGATGAAAAAGCGAAGGCATGGGTGCTGACTAAGGAAGGCCAATCACAGCTGCTGGCCGAAGCCGTCGGACGAGGTGTGATAGCCATCAACGATATGGTGGACGGCGCTTACCGACACGTTACCCGCTTCCAGCCGGAGTACGAGCTGCGCGAGCAGCAGGCGCGCGACTACAAGGCGGGCGGCTGCAAAGGCGAAGCCCCAGAACAGGTGGCCGCCTTTGCCAAGCCGGCAGGCAAGACGGCGTGTGAAGCCACCGACATCATCATTGCCCAGGCAGATAAACTGCGGGCGGCAATGGGCAGGCTCGGCGTTTTGCGAATGAGGAAGTTTGAGTTAGAGACCCTCAAAACAGCCGAGGAAGTGAATAAGCGGGTGGCGGAAATATTGGCCGAAATCCAGCCGATTGCCGATAAATTATGCAAGGTGGGTGAAAATGAGTAACCAACAAATCTACCTAGCCCTCTACCGTGGCCATCGTAGCGGTAGCGGGCTCAAAGTATGGCTCGCCCGTGCCACCGACTGGCTGACCCGCATCCTTACACGCGGCCAGTACAGCCATGCCGAGATTGTGGTGCGCGAGCATCCGCAGGCATCGGTTTATACCTGTTACTCCGCTTCCATCCGCGATAAAGGCGTGCGCTGCAAAGTGATGCCGCTGCCGGCGACTAAATGGGATTTGATCCCGCTACCCTCTACCCTGGAGGCACACGAGCAGCTGCAGCGGGTATGGACGGCCACCGAAGGACAGGGCTACGACCTAATGGGCGCATTGGGTATCGCCTTCGGGACGGGCCCCCCCCCCCCCCCCGCCCCCCCCGCCCCCCCCAAAAAAGGCGAGAAAAAAAAAAACCCCGCCACATGGGCGGGGAGCAAGAAAGATGAGACGGCGACGCATCGCTTCAGCGGCTACAACCTCGTTCCACAAGATGCAAAGATGAAAAAAGCCAGCGAGTATCAGGAAAATATGATTTAA